CGATTACACCGGCGGTTGGCAAAAGTTTACGAAAGATATGGCGACGTACTGTATGCGCGACGTTGATGTCACTGTGAAGCTCTATGACTATCTGTTGAAGCAAAAGTTCAGTGAGCAAAGCATTGCGCTCGAACACAAGATGGCAGTCATTTGTGACGAAATCGGTGCTAACGGTTGGACCTTCGACATTCCAAAAGCTAAATCCCTCTATGCTGATTTGGTATCCCGCCGCGCCGTTCTGGCAGACGAACTGAAGAATCTTTTTGAACCGTGGGTGGAGACTGAAGAATTTATCCCAAAGCGAGATAACAAAACGCTGGGCTATAAAGCGAATGAGCCTTTTATCAAACGCCGCACAGTCGAGTTTAACCCAAATTCAAGAGCACATATCGCCCGTTGTCTCATAGAAAAATATAGTTGGAAGCCAGTGGAATTTACACCAACTAAAGATCCTAAAATTGACGACCTCGTGCTTGCCAATCTGCCATATCCAGAAGCACAAAAGATCGCGCAAATGTTTTTAATTCAAAAGCGTATCGCGATGCTTGGCGAGGGCAAAAAGGCGTGGATGAGTCTTGTTGAAGACGACGGAAAGATACGCCATCAGTTAATTGCAAACGGTACAGTGTCTGGTCGCGCATCTTGTCGATCCCCAAATCTACAACAGGTGCCGGGGCTGCAATCAAAATACGGCAAAGAGTGTAGAGAGCTATTTACAGTACCCCACGGTTGGACGCTCTGCGGTGCGGATCTTTCGGGCATCGAAGTACGTTGCCTGGCGCATTTTTTGTTTCCGTGGGATAAAGGCGAATATGCGAATATTATTCTGAGCGGAGACATTCACACGCACAATCAAAAGGCTGCTGGACTCGCGGAACGCTCGCAAGCAAAGACAATGCTCTATGCCATGCTCTTTGGTAGCGGCAACGCCAGGCTGGGCGAGATTGTAGGTGGCAAAGCAAAAGACGGGAAAGCCATCAAAGATCGTTTTAACAAAGCCGTACCAGCCTTTGCGAACTTACAAGACAAACTCAGAGAAACACACGAAAAACGAGGACACCTAATCGGTCTGGACGGGCGAAAACTGTACATACGTTCTGCTCACCGAGCTCTAAGTCAACTTCTCCAATCTGCCGGCGCGCTTATCTCGAAACAATGGATAGCCAATATTCACGAGGGGATTGCGACAGACGGCTTATCAACAGATGCACGCATTGTCGGGTGGATACACGACGAAGTGCAAATCGCAACGACAACAGCGGAGGTCGCCGAGCATGTCGGTAATTTATCTCGAAGAATGGCTCAAAAAACGGGCAGAGACTTCAATTTTAAAATCGCAATCGAAGCCGAATATAGCACCGGCAAATCATGGGCAGATACCCATTGATCAAGCCTTTCTATCAAATGCAACTGAGGAAATTCTAGACATACTAGCTATGCACATGGTTCTCGATATCGCGAATCGGACGCCTTTCACATGCAAATCAAAATTTGCTCGGCAGAACGCAGAATGGATAGCGGTGTGCGCATCCGAAGGATTTCTCACAACGAAAGTTTCTGCCGAAAAATGGGGGAACCGATGGCGCACTACAAATAATGGTAAGCAACTGCTAGAGGAGCTACAGGATGACATTACAGAATTTCTTAACGAATGAAAAGTGGGCGCAAAAGATGAGTTTGTTGATTGATGCCGACTTGTATTTATTTAGAGCATTGATTGCTACCGAAGAAGAAGTTGAATGGACTACAGACTGCTGGTCGTTATACAGTGATGTAGCAGCCGCAAAGGAATCTTTCAATGCACAAGTTGAGCGTTGGAAGCAAAAATTTGAAGTCGATAGTGTTGTGATGTGTATCACTGGCGACAAGAATTTCCGCAAGAGTCTTGACCCAGAATATAAGTCTCATAGAAAGAAAAGTCGCAAGCCGCTGGGATACTCAGCGTTTGTCGAGTGGTGCAAAGAGAGCTACGCCTACTGCTGCGAACCGACACTCGAAGCTGACGACGTGATGGGCATTCTCGCAACCGCTCCCGACAGCAAAACAATCATCGTATCTGACGACAAAGACATGCTGACGATCCCTGCGAATCTTTACCGGCCACAACGCGAAGAGCTCGGCATGAGCTCAAAAGAAACTGCGGACCGCACTTGGCTTTTGCAGACGATGGTCGGTGATTCCGCTGACGGCTTCCCAGGGCTGCCACGAGTAGGCCCAGTAACAGCGGAGAAAATTCTGGGACGAGACGGTGGCTGGTCCCAAGTCGTCCAAGCATTCCAAAAAGGGGGGTTTTCGGTTGACGATGCGCTGTTACAGGCGCGCTTGGCAAGGATCTTGAGATACACAGATTGGAACCAAGAGACTGCCGAAGTGCGTCTGTGGGAACCCGCATGAAGCTCACAAAGTACGACCTCAAGCAACTCGATCTCACGGCACAAGACAAGCACTACGATCACAGCGACATGCGGTGGCTGTATGAGACTAAAACATGGCCCGGTGGTTACGCAAATATATGCATACACCATAGCGTCATAAAACCAAACGCAAACTGCCCAGATTGTAAATACACACTACGCAAAAAAAGGAAGACAGACAATGGCAACAGCTCACACACACCCGTTCGACACAGTCACATCGACAGACACCACGGAAGTGGCATCCCCGGTATGCCCTGATCACTACAAAAGTGGCGGCCTAGAAGCAATAGAAGTGATGCGCGCATTTTTAAGTCGCGAGCAATTTATTGGATATCTCCGTGGAAACGTCTTGAAATACGAACTGCGCTTGGACAAGAAAGGCAAAGCATTTGAAGATCAAATGAAAGCTATTAAATATGCTGAGTGGTTAGCCGACGAACTCGCGATAAAACGGTAACAGTGAATGGTGACCTACCCTGGCGCAACGAAAGGCGGCGTAATTTTAGTCCAAGCGTAACGCTTAAGAAACTCCGCAGGCCGTTCGTTGTCGCCAGAGCAAATCATTAAAGGAGGAACAGTGTAGGATTTTGCCTACAGTATGACTAGTGATTTTAATTAAATTTAAAGAATCTCACCCAAAAACAATCAAAAAAGGCTAATTTAAATGGAGACGCATGATACTCACGAAAAGGGAATCTTTATCAGACATGTCCCTTGTAAGCAATGTGGTAGTAGTGATGCTTGCGCAGAATATACTGATCATATCTTTTGTTTTGCTTGTAACCATTACCACGATTTACTAGTTGACGAGCACTCTGTCAAAACGGGTGTAAACTCAAATGAGATCAACATTAAAACAAAAAATACCGCATTTGTCACAAACGGTGAGTGTAAAGCGCTATCAGTACGCGGCATTCATCAAGAGACTTGCCAACGCTTCCAATACTTGACTGCGAAAAACAGAAGCGGCACGACAGTGCAAGTCGAGCAGTACCGAGATAAAAAAGGTAATTTGGTAGCCCAGAAAACCAGAGACAAAAACAAGCAGTTTAAAATAATCGGCAATAGTCAAAAAATGCCTCTCTTTGCGCAGTACCGTTACAGCGGCGAAGGCGATCGTCTAGTGATCACCGAGGGCGCTATGGACGCAATGAGCGTATCACAAGCATTTGGTCATAAGCACATCGTCGTTGTTAGCGTCCCCAACGGCGCACAGTCGGCTAAAAAATCGATTCTCGATAATCTCGACTTTGTACTCGGCTATAGCGAAATATGCCTGTTTTTTGACGGCGACACGCCAGGCAAAGAAGCAACCAAAAGCTGTATCGAAGTGCTCCCTCTCGGCAGGGTATCTGTGGCATCCATGCAAGATTACAAAGACGCGAATGAAGCCCTAGCCGACAAAAACCCAAGAGCAATTATCGATGCAATAATGAATGCAACGAAAGCGCGCCCAGACGGCATTGTATTAGCCGAGGATCTACGAGATATCATTGTAGTACGTGACGACATGTCAGCCATTAGATACCCTTACACGCGCTTAAATGAGCTCACAATGGGTATCCAGCCGAGCACAATGATAACGCTCTGTGCCGGCTCTGGCGTCGGCAAATCGACCTTAATCAGAGAGCTAGCGTATACGCTGCACCAAGCCAACCAGGTGCTCGGTATGATCATGCTCGAAGAGACAAATAAACGCACTCTACAAGGATTAGTAGGCATTCACCTCAGTAAGAACATTATTAACTTCCAGCACGTAGCAACGGATGAGCAAATCGTGCAAGCACATAGCGATCTTTTTACTGATCGCCCTCTCTTTTTGTACGACCACATGGGTACTCGGAACATCAAAGTGATCAAAAACCACATTCACTGGATGGTAGCCCACGGAGCCAAGGTAATCATTCTGGATCATATAAGTATGCTCATCAGCGAAGCTACGAGCAAAGTACAAGATGAGCGCCGGCTCATCGACACTCTTATGACAGACTTCAGATCACTAGTGCAAGAACTAGGAATCACCCTATTTCTCATTTCGCATCTCAAAAGACCAACCCACGGCGCACACGAAGACGGCACAGCGAAAATCGATGCTAGCCAACTGCGAGGCTCTGGTGCCATCGTGCAGCTCAGTGATATCTGCATTGGACTCAGCGTCGATCCCGACGATGTCTCGACGCTCAGACAGATAGTTGTCCTCAAAAACAGACACACCGGGCAAGTTGGGTACGCCGACAAGCTCTGCTATGACCGACATAGTGGGCGACTAAAAGAGGTAACCGAAGAGTTCGTCGATGTGCCATTTTAAGTAAATAATGCGTACTGAAAACTCCCAAAAACCCACCAAAAACACCCTAAAAACACCCTAAAATGACCTTTGATTCACTTTTTGTAAGCTATTGTTTTATGTAGGTTTTTTCTTTGTGTCTTACTATTAGAGAAGACGCTAGGTGTACTCTAAGAGATGACGAAGAGAAGAAAAGAAATAATAGAGAGACTATAGATTCACTATAAGAGAGACTATAGATAACTATAAGAGAGACTATAGTTACTAAAGAGTCTCTGTAGGAGTCGCTGTAAGAGAGACTAAAATTTATATTCTATTTATGTCGGCACATTATAGTGTCGGCAACAGTACAACTAAAGTAACACCTAATGTAACGTAAGTCCCTATTTTTAAAGAAACTTATTTGGGTAGTCCGATATGTTTTTCTTGAGACAGGCAGTGCTCACCAAGGGATACTGAATCCCTTGTCGTCCTAAGTGTATGATATATATACCAAATGGCCTGCAAATCAGGGACTCCCGCCGCAAAATACGACCCCCATGCGTTCAAAACTAAAGCCAATTCAAAATGTCAGCTAAAGACCGCTTGTTGTTGTTGTTGTCCGACCTTTTTAAGAGGAGCTCCACAGTGAAAACCACAGTTACCAATGACCTCACCCAAGCGTACACCCTTAATTTCCTACCGGCTCTCGAAGTAATCTGTGAGCGCCGAACTTTCGGTTACCGCATTCGTGCTCTCCGCGTCAGCTTCATGTCCCACTCCATCTGGTTTGAAAGTGATCGCTAGTGGCTACTCCAAGGCGTGGCAAAGCGAAGGCTAAGGTTACGGCATCTGGACGCAAAGTAAGTTACGGTCAAGCTGGCCGTTCATCTGATGGTGGTCCTCGCGTGCGCCCTGGTACATCGAAGGGTGATGCGTATTGCGCTCGATCTTTTGGACAAATGAAAAGCCACCCGCAAGCTGCTGCTGATCCCAATTCGCCATTGAGACTTTCTCGGAAGCGCTGGAAGTGTTCTGGCCGTAAGTCATCTCGAAGTTAACTGATTGCTCATCCTCATCATCAAAAGGACAACACCATGCCTGCTAAGAAAAGTAAGCCAGGTTTATACGCCAACATTGCCGCAAAGAAAAAACGAATAGCATCTGGATCTGGTGAGCGTATGCGCTCGAAAGGTAGTAAGGGAGCACCAACTGATGCTGCCTTTGTTGCTGCTGCGAAGACTGCCAAAACCCCAATGCGCAAGAAACTGTCGAAAAAGAGCTAAATTTAGCGCAAGAAACTGTCGAAAACCCACTCGTAAAACTACTAGGAGTACATGATGCCATCAGGACCAGGAACTTACGGCTCTCGCGTAGGGCGACCACCCGCAAAGAAGACGACCAACAAAACGGCGAACATGAAGTTTAAAAAAGGCCAGACAGTTGCGTCAGGAAAAAAAAGGAAATAGCCAATGGGACTCGAAAGCGCTTCGTACATCAGTTCACTCAATGTAGCTAACCCAGCGGCACAAGATGCTTTGAGCCAAGCGGATGATCATTTGCGGTTAATAAAGACTGCGGTCAAACAATCATTTCCAAATATTGATTCGGCTGTAACGGCAACGCCTGCGGTTCTCAACACGGTGACTGCCATTACTTCAGATGGTAGCACTCCAAGTCTCAACACTAATATCACGGGTGCCGAAGTCAAGACGCTGATAGGTGTTGTCGAGCCTGCGATTGCTATCAGTGGTTCGACGGTATCTCTCGATAGTGACACTGATGCTAGCTCTGTGTGGACTTTGCTAAAGACTGAAGCCTTCAAGACTATTTATCCGGTTGGTGCAATCTATACGTCCATCACTGCGACGGACCCTGGCACGCTTTTCGGTGGCACTTGGACAGCATTTGGCGCAGGTAGAGTGCTCGTCGGTTATAACAGTAGCGACAGTGATTTTGATACGGTTGAGGCTACTGGGGGCAATAAAACGCATACATTAACTGTCGATGAGATGCCAGCGCATACCCACGATATTCTATATCAAGAGCTTGATGATGTGGGGGTCACTACGCACCCTGCGGGTACACAACCGGGAGATCCGACAGCAACGATTGCTACTCAATCTACTGGCGGCGGTAACGCGCACACCATTATGCAGCCATATTTGGTCGTGTATATGTGGAAGCGTACACAACTATAGGAGAGACTCGACATGCCGAATGCCTCTCTCACAAATATGTCAGAAACAGGTGTCATTACTGATATCGAGCCGGCGAACTTGCCAGTGAACGCTTTCACGCGAGCAAAGAATGTGCGATTTGATGAAGGGTCAGTGCAGCGCGCCCCGTTGTTTTATGTGGTACAAAACTCGTTGTCAGTAGCTCCTGCGTTTTGCTTCGGGATCACAACCACCACGGGGGGTTTTTCAACGGTCGTGCTAGTGTCAGACACTTATGATATCGATGAGTTTGCAAATGGAAGCGTGAGCAACAAGAACAGCTTTACTGTTAGCGCAACCACTGAGCCTTTCACTGGTACTTCATTAGCTAACGTGACGTACATCAATCGTGTTGATCGGGTGCCAGTCTTCAGGCTTAACGGTAGTAATAATAACTTTGTAGATTTAACTAACTGGCCGTCGAACTACCGGGCAAACTCTCTGCGCGCTTTCGGTGACTTTTTGTTGGCTCTCAACACAACCGAAGCTGGTGCTACGTTTCCAACGCGGGTTCGTTGGTCGAACTTAGCGCTATCTAATGCTGTACCAGACTCGTGGGACGCAACGGATCTCACCAAAAGCGCCGGCTTTAATGACCTGGTGCAAATGCGTACACCGATAGTTGACGGACTGCCCCTCGCGAGTAACTTTATTATTTATAGTAGCGATCAAGTTTGGTTGGCTGATTTCGTCGGCGGCACTTTTGTGTTTAGCTTTCGTAAACTCTTTGGCGACTGCGGCGTCATCAATCAAAATTGCATAACGGAGGTTGCTGGTAAGCATTATGTTTTCGGAACAGACGACATATATGTCCATGACGCTAATTCCAAGAACTCCATCGCTGATCAAAAAGTAAAAAAGTATGTTTTCTCAACGATAGACACTGGTAAAACTTCACTGTGCTTTACACAGCATAACAAAAAGTTAAATGAGATTTATTTCTGCTATCGCTCGAATGACGATATGTCGGTTCAAGATATCGGTGCCGACAAGTGCAACCGCGCTGCAGTTTATAACTACGCGAATGGCACCTGGTCGTTTATGGATCTGCCGAATGTGACCAGCGCGACTACGGCAGCAATTTCGACGATTATTACCTCGTATGCCAACGCAAGTTCTCTCGACTACAGCATCGGAGGCTCATATGCGTCGCAGGAAGCTGGACAAGATCAGCACGTAGTCTTTGTCGGCAATCAAGCGCTAGACGCAGCGGGTAATGCGGCTATTCCATCGACTAACAGACTGTATGGACTGGACGATGCGGACGGCGGCACTTTGACAGCGCCTTTTGATACTGAGTCTTATGAATACATTAAGCTCGAACGCACAGGAATTGATCTTGATCAGATGGCGTCTTTGAATGGCTACAAAGTTATTACCAAAGTTACGCCGCAAATATCGGGAACGCAAGCAAGAGGCACTTTTAATTTTGCCTTTGCCGGTAATGATCTTATGAGCGACGCTCCAGATTTTTCTAATATAGTAAATTTTGATCCTCTCTCACAGCACAAAATTGATGTCCGAGCATCTGGCCGTTATCTCTCTTATTCACTAACTTACACGGCAATCATGGATTTTAACTTTGTCGGATTTGATGCCGAAATTAAGGTCACCGGGAGACGATAAAATGGCAATCAACGACAAAGTCGATCTTGTGCTACAGAGGTACGCTAGACAGCCTTTTCCGACGATTCCAGAGGCTTTAGGAAGATATCTACAAGATGAATTGAGGCGCCTTGAGACGGCCATACAGAGCCTCTCAGAGGCATCCATTCAAGCCATAGATGAACCCCCCGCCAATCCACGCAAAGGCACTGTACGATTCGCGCTGTCGCCGTGGGATCCCCTCGGTAATGGCACGCTAGGGCTTGTCGTTTACAACGGCACCGCTTGGGTTGCTGTGTAGTGAATTCCGCAGTTTTACTTATTGAAAACGACGAGTTTGAGGCACATTTGCAGCAATTTGGTGAGCGTACATTTGTGCATTGTGCGGTTTTCGCTCCGTGGACTAAATCTTTGAGATTCACAATTCAAGAACATCTGAACCAAATAATGGCATGGCGTAAAGATCCGCTTTTTGCGCTTCACAATGTCGGAGACAAAAAGCATTTGACGTTTTTAAGAATCATGGAATTCACTTTCGATCATCACATTGAAGACACTCCAGATAATGTCCCTCGGATGGTCTACAAGCGAAAACAAAAGAGGTAATAAAAATGGGATTCGATCCATTAACAATGGCACTTACGGCGGGCGGCTCATATCTAGGCTGGAAAGGTGAGAAAGACGCCCGTAAAGAACAGCGCCGTCAGTCTGATTTACAAGCTGCTGGATACAACTTTTCGGCTCCGTACATCGAGCGCAGTTACGACCGTGCCGAAGCTGCTCTTAACGACTCGCTAGAGCAAGGTACGTACACGGGCCAAACGTATGCAGACATGAATCCGTTCATGGACGAGGGACTTCGCTTCGGTGGTCAAGCGGGCGCACAAATCGGAATGAGCGGTGCGGAAATGGCCGATACTGCCCGCGGCTTTGCAGGTAATTACAATGATCTGTATTCGCGGGCTAACCAAGACCGCATTGGCAGCGCAATGGATTATGCGACGGCAAATAGCTCGCCACTCATCCAAGCCGCGATGCGTAATGACTTTCGTAATTTAAGCGAAAACACGATTCCTGGAATAAATGTAAGCGCCTCTGGCGGGGCGAATATGAATTCTAGCCGCGCTGGGGTAGCTGAAGCCGTAGCAAATCGGGCATTTGATGACCGAATGGCAGACACGAGCGCTACCATAAATGACTCACTCATGTCGCGCTATTTGTCGGATGATCAACAGCAATTTGTGAATGCAATGAATGCAAATAGAGCGCTAAGTGGCGTGTACAACACGGGGCTACAAAATATGTCGCAGGGCGCAAACATGATGACCGCCGCTGGTCGCGGTTACATGGATTACGACCAAGGCGCGCTCACTGATGCTTATAACCGATTCAACGAAGCTCGTGATTTCCCACTTCAGCAGAACATTCAGTATCAACAAGGTATTCTTAACAACGCCGTCTATCGATCACCTCAGAACCCTGTTGCAGTGACTGCTAGCCCTCTGTCGGGTGCAATTGGCGGCGCGATGCAGGGTTTTGGCTATTCTAAAATGTTCGCCCCCGCGCCAAAGGAGGCGCCCGCTTCTGCCCCTAATTCTGTAGGACCGATGCGCAGTGGGTATATATTTCCGCAATCATAAACAAAACATCTTTAAAGATGGAGTTTTTTAAAATGATGAACAATTTACCGCCTTATGTTCCGAATATTGGTGTACCCGATCAGCGTTTTTTTGATGCCGATACAAAGGAAATCGTGTCGATAATGGGTGGCGCGCCACCGCTTTACACTGGTAACCCGCAAAGTGTGTTTAACAATCCCGTGCTGCCTGCATTAGCGAGTAACAATGCTCCACCGCCTGCTGCATTAGCGAGTAACAATGCTCCACCGCCTGCTGCTTTGTCGAGTAATCTTGTAAATACCAATGTTTCTCCAATGCCAGCCGCGCCAAGTTTACCCAATTCGCGAAGACCGATGCCGCCGATGCCGTCAGCATATACCGTGACTGTTGATAATGAGAAAGACTATCAGCGGCTCATAGACCAATTAAATGCCCCCAGTGTTTCGACACCTGCGCCTGTCACGAGCCAACGTCGCAACAATACTCGCGTACAGATACCGCCGAATCAGCAGATACCGCCGAATCAGCAAATTGGCAAAAGAGAGCGTTTTCTGCGAATGGGAACCGCAATGCTCGCCAGTGGAGGCTACCAGGGCGGTGGTTTGACCGAAGGTTTGGCGGCGGCGGGTGGTGCTTATGCGGATGTCAACCAAGCCAATCGCACAGCCGCGCTTGCCGAATACGAGAGAGCTCAAGAAGCTGAAAAAATAGCGATGGAAGAGCAACGAACTCGACTCGAAAAAAAGCGAAAACGCGAACAAGAAGCTCGGTCAGTTGGATATGAGTCTGCTAAATTAGAAAATCTTTATAGCACACTCAAAAAAGCAGGCGATAAGGTCACTGGACCGCTACAAGGCACTTTCGGTGATTATTTAGATCGAATGTCGTCAACATATGGAGATGCAGCTATCGCTGATCTTAGAAATCAGTTGAAAGAATACAAAGTTGACGAGACGCTAAAACGTATTGCACTCACCAAGGGAGCAGTCAGCGATAGAGAGATGGCTATATTTGAAAGTCCATTTCCAAAAATGACGGACCGTGAAGAAGTTTGGCTGCTAAATATTGATCGAAAACGTAAAATCGCCCAAAAAATCTACGAGAGAATGCTTAATGATATGCAAGTCGAGCCGGATTATGAGCCTGATTATTTACCGAGTAATTCAATGGTACAAACCCAAGGAACTCAGCAGCAGCCCACTCAACCGAATTTACTGCCTCTATCATCCGAAGACGAGGCTCTTTTTGAAAACATTCCATAAAAAGGAGCAACCATGACGACACAGACACGCCTCCCGGAAGATTTCAAAGCGGCTTATGAGTACCACAAATCTCAGGGTGATTTCA